TGATGCTAATTGGGAAAAGATATTTAAGAAGGAGAAGAAGGATGCCAATAAAACTAAAACCAAGTGTAAAGATTAAAAACAAACAAACAGGGAAGATGGAAACTGAACATTTCTATCTTAAATGTATGTCAACCAAGGAGATTCAAGAATATATAGAATCTTCATATGCTAAACCTAAAATTGTGCAGAAATGCAGAAATGAATTAATAAGGAGAGAAAAATGAATTATGAATATCACGAATTAGCAAACTTATTTCCATTAATGGATGAAAGTCAATATAGCGATTTAGTTGCTGATATAAAAGAAAATGGATTAGTGGAATCTATTGTATTGCATGAAGGCAAGATTCTTGATGGCAGGAATAGATACAATGCTTGTAATGATGCAGGTGTAGAACCTAACTTTGTAGAATATGAAGGTGAAGATGCTTTATCTTATGTTATTTCTTTAAACCTAAATCGCAGGCACTTAAATGAAAGTCAAAGGGCTATGATTGGTGCTAGATTAGCTAATATGAAAGGCAGAAGAAAAGTGGATGAATTCAGCCACTTTAGCAATAAGGATGCATCTGAAAAATTAAATGTTGGTATTGATAGTGTTAAGAAAGCAAAAAAAGTACAAAAAGAAGGCATAGAAGATTTACAAAAATCTGTCGAAGCTGGAAAGGTATCTGTTAGTGCTGCTTCTGATATTGCAACTTTAGATAAAGCAGAACAAGAGGTTGTTGTTGCTAAAGGTGAAGATGAAATATTGAAAATGGCTACTAAGATTAGAAAAGAAAGAAGTGCTGAATCAAGAGAGCAAAAGGCGAAAATGCGAATGGAGGCATTGGCTATTAAACCACCTGAAGGGAAATACAGAACAATTGTAATTGACCCACCTTGGGATATGGAAAGAATACAAATGGAAAATAGAACTTTTGATAAAGAATCTTTTGATTATCCAACAATGTCATTAGATGAAATAAAAGATTTCAAATTACCTGCACATGAAGAATGTCATTTATGGTTATGGACTACACAAAAATATTTAAGACCTAGCTTTGATTTGCTTGATGCTTGGGATTTTACATATCTTGCAACTTTTGTATGGCATAAGAATGGTGGATTTCAACCAGTAGGATTACCACAATTTAATTGTGAATTTGTTTTATTAGCTAGAAAGGGTGGTCAACCATTTATAGAAACCAAACAATTCTTTACTTGTTTTAATGCACCAAGAAGGGAACATAGTAGAAAGCCTGATGAGTTCTATGACGTTGTTAAAAGAGTTTGTCCTGAACCAAGAATAGATATATTTTCTAGAGAAGATAGGGATGGTTATGATGTTTGGGGATTAGAAGCTGGTATGTTTGATGATGGATAATTTTAAACAGAATAAAAGCTGGGAAGAACAACAACAAACTTATGTTCTTCCTTATTTTGAGAAAGAATTAAATTGTCAAATACAATTAGCAAGTTTTGATGATGATGTTGAAAATGCAACTGATTTGATTATTACTTATGGATTACAAAAATTTAAATGTGGTTTAAGAATAAGAGATATTAAATATCTTAATTACAATGACATAACAATTAGGTCAAGAAGCAAGTATGGAAGTTCTACAGAAATAGATAAATTAAAAAATACAGATAGAATAATTTATTGTGTAGTAAATCCATTGGGTAGGGTGGTGTTAAAATATGCAATACTCGATGCAGTGGCTACACATAGTCTCCTAAAGAATCAACCACTTTTAACAGAGATACAAAATAAAAACGCTGGTACTTGGTTTAAAACCATACCAATGAATATTGCAAGAAGTAATAATTTAATAACTAAAGAACATGGATATGTATAAGGAGAAGTAAATGAGTGACCAAGTAAACCATCCACCACATTACAATAAGGGTGGATTAGAATGTATTGACTACATCAAACAACAATTAGGCAGAGAATTTCCTGCTTATCTTGAGGGTAATGCAATTAAATACTTGCACCGCCATAAATACAAAGATGCCAATATACAAGACTTACAGAAGTCTGTTTGGTATATTAATAAGTTAATAGAACATTACGAGAACTTATGAAGATAGATAAACAAAAATTAGAACAGAAGATTAAGGAAGGCAAATCATCACATGATATTGCTATGACTTATGATGTGCATCCATCTACTATCAGAAGGAAAGCTAAAGAACTAGGGCTCAAATTTCAAACACAATCACACTGGAGAAAGGGATGAAAGTTTCTGTGAAAGATAATATTAAAGATGTGACCAAGTGGACAACTAACGTACAAAAGAAACAAGTTCCATTTGCAACTGCTATGGCTATCAATAAGACATTGGGTATTGGTAAAGGTAATCGTATGAGAGGATTGGATAGAGAGATGCAGAAACAAATGATACAAAAACTAGATAGACCTATGGCTAGAACTACTAAGGCTTTTTATAGGATAGCTGCAAGAAAAACCAGTCTTACTGGTACATTAGGTTTTACTGAATGGGCAAACAAGTTTATGCAGTATCTAGTACATGGTGGTGTTAGGTCAGGCGAATCATCTAAGGTTGGTGTGCCTTATGTTCCTAATGCTAAGTTAAATAAATTTGGTAATATCGCTGGAAGAAAGAGTGGTCTGATTAAAAAACAATCACAATTCATTGGCAATATAAAAAGTATTGATGGTGTTTGGGAAAGACAAAAAGATAGGTCAGTTAAGCTAATGGTGGCATTTAAAAACAGTGTAACTTATAACGCTATGTTTCCTTTTTACAAGATAGCTGAGAAATATAGCAAGGCTAGGTTTGATAAGAACTTTGCTGAAGAATTTACTAAAGCACTAAGGAATGCCAAATGATAGGTTCTTCTACAGCATTCGACGTGGGTTATTCGCGACCACAGTTTTTTTCTAGCGACAGTCCAAATCTAATAGGGTAATAAACGCACTGTATGGCTACACAAAGAGAAGTTGCAGACCATTTGGATTTATCAGTCAAAAGAGTCTCAGAACTCATTAGAGATGGTATCTTTCCCTCAAAACAGGGTAGAAGTCCTCTAAATATGGATGTTTGCAGAGTTGCATACATTTCTTACCTTAGAAAACTGGGTGGTTATCATAAAAGAAGTGGTACTGGTGATATTGCAGAAGAAAAAACCAAACTAACTGCAGCTCAAGCTAGAAAAGCAGAGTTAGAAGTAGAAGAATTAGAAGGCAACCTAATACCAGCACAATTAGTTGAAGATACTTGGGTTGATTATGTAGCTAATGCAAGAGCAAAGCTATTAGGACTACCTTCAAGAGTTGCACATCAGGTTATTACTGTAGATAAGTATGCTGAAGCAGAATTAATTATAAAAGAACAAGTGCATGAAGCACTAAACGAGTTAGCTCAAAATGGAATACCTCAAAAATATAGAAAAGGTGATACAGGAGACGAATCAGACATGGACTCCACCACCCAATCTGAAGATTAGCGACTGGTCAGATAACTACAGACGATTATCTCCTGAATCTTCAGCAGAAGCAGGAGCATGGCGAACTGATAGAGCACCTTATCAAAGAGAAATAATGGATTCTTTCAATGACCCTGATATTCAAAGAATAGTATTTATGAAGTCTGCCCAGGTTGGAGCTACTGAGATTCTTTTAAATGTCATTGGTTACTACATAGACCAAGACCCTGCTCCAATGTTAATCATGCAACCAACTTTACAAATGGCTCAAGCATTTAGTAAAGATAGGCTTGCTACTATGATTAGAGATTCTGAAAAGATAAGAGATTGTGTTAAAGACCCAAGAAGTCGTGATTCAGGAAATACAGTTTTATCTAAGAAATTTGCAGGTGGTAATTTAAACATTGTTGGTTCTAATTCTGCATCAGGGCTCGCCTCACGACCAATAAGAATTGTCTTAGCTGACGAGGTTGACAGATATGAGCAATCAGCAGGAGCAGAAGGTGACCCAATATCTCTTGCAACCAAAAGAACAACTACTTTTTGGAATAAAAAGATTTATATGTGTTCTACTCCTACAATCAAAGGACTATCAAGAATAGAAACTGCTTTTGAAGAATCAGATAAACGCTATTACCATGTTCCTTGTCCTGAATGTAATGAGAGCCAAGTTTTAAAATGGAAGAATGTAGTTTGGGATGAAAATAAACCTGAAACAGCTTCTTATGCTTGCGAACATTGTGGTTCAGTTATAGATGAATCTAAAAAACAATGGATGTTAAAACATGGTGAATGGATTGCATCAGCACCTAAATCAAATACAGCGGGATTTCATATATCAGAACTATATTCAGTTTGGTCTACTTGGGCTGATATGGCAAAAGCATTTTTAGAAGCTAAAAAGAATCCTGAGATGTTAAAGACTTGGATAAATACCAGTTTAGGTCAAAGTTGGGAGGAGCAGTCTGAAGGTGTTGAATATGAAACACTGCTAGAACGTAGATTAAATTATGATTATACAACTATACCTGAAGATGTATTAGTTTTAACTGCTGGTGTTGATACACAAAAAGACAGATTAGAATTACAACTTGTTGGTTGGGGTAAAAACTATGAAGCATGGGTCTGTGATTACAAGATATTTTGGGGTGACCCAAATGCTCAAAATGTTTGGTCAGATTTAGATGCTTACCTAAAGAAAAGATTTAAAACTGAATCAGAAAGATTGATACCTATATCATGTTGCACAATTGACTCAGGTGGTCATCATACCAATATGGTTTATCAATTTACTAAACCACGACAAGCTAGAAGAATATTTGCAATCAAAGGTTTATCTCAAGCTGGTAAACCAATAGCTAATAGACCTACATTTGTTGGAAAGAATAAAGCTGTTCTTTATGGTGTTGGTTCTGATAGTGCTAAAGAAGCTATCTTTGCTAGATTATCTGCTGAACCTGAAAATACTACTTTACATTTCTGCTCAGACTTAGATGAAGAATACTTTAAGCAACTTACAGCAGAAAAAAGAATCACAAAGTTTGTTAGAGGTAGGAAATCTCTAGTTTGGAAACAAGTTAGACCAAGAAACGAAGCATTAGATACATTAGTCTATAACTTTGCTGCTATTTATATCTTAAATCCTAACTATGATTCTATTGAAAACAAGATACTTACAAGAGAGTCAAAACCTAAAGAAAAACCTAAAAATAGACCTCAAAGAGGTATAAATAGAGGAAATTTCGCTACTTCTTGGAAATAATTGCACTTTTTTTACTTATTTAGCAAATAATTGTTGATATAAATATATAAATATATATAATAGGTAGTATGTTAAACAAAAAGGAGTCAAACATGAAACATTTAATAACACAATTAGAAAAAGCATTTGAAAAATGTGATGCTTATTATTTAGAACAAATACCATCACAAGTTGAGGAAATGGTAAATACATGGAGTGATATTAAGAAAAAATATTATGAAACTCATGACAGGTCTGAGTGGAAATATTTAACTTGTCCTTATGGTGCTGTTTTTCAAAAGAAAGCATATTATTATAATTTAAAAGACCATATTAAATTAGATATCAAGGAAACAAAGAGAAAGCATGAAAATAGAAATGCAAAAATTGCAGGTAAATTAGAAAAAGCTGGTATAACTAATATTGATGCAATTAACTTTGAAGTTGAATATGGTAATGACTTTGTAGGTTCATGGATTATTGATGGACATAAAGTTACTATCAAAGTTATATTCGCAGGTGGATATAACATCCAGTGTTTACATAACAGAGTTCTTTGTAATGTAAAAAAAGCAGCATAATCCCACTAAAATCACAAAAGGCTCTTAATTGAGCCTTTTTTATTTTTTCCCTTTTTAATATTGACAAGAGCCTAATGCACATTAGTGTTAGATGTAGATATATCTAAAACATTTATGAGGTTTTTGCTTGAGCAACAAATTTGATTCAACAAATTATCCATCCCAAGTTCCTACTGAACTTCAGTTGGGAGATTATTGGGCATGGAAAAGAGAAGATTTAGCTAACGATTATCCAGTAGCAGATTATTCATTATCTTATGAATTTAATCTTGTAGATGGAAGCACTGCTTCTAACTTTACATTAACTGCAACTGAGTCAGGTGACACTTACTTAATCGAAGCTAGTAATACATCTTCTTACAATAAAGGTAATTACAATTGGGTATCTTACATAACTAGAAGTTCTGATTCTGCAAGAGTCAAACTAGAAGAAGGTTTTGTAGAAGTCCAAGATAATTATGCAACTACAACTGCTTCAGTTAGAAGTCATGCAAAGATTGTTTTAGATAGTATCGAAGCAGTTATTGAGAACAGAGCAAATATTGACCAATCATCTATGTCTATAGCTGGTAGGTCTTTATCAAGAATGTCTATAGACGAACTATTAACTTTTAGAGATAGATACAAGGCTGAATATCTTAAAGAAGTTAAAATACAAAGAATTAAAAATAAACGTGGGTCAGGAAACACTATCAAAGTTAATTTTGGTAAAGTTGCTGGTTCAACTCCTAAGAGTTACACATAATGGCATGGTATAACAGAATATTAGGTATTAACGAACCTAAGAAAAAGAAAAGACAAGCATATAGAAGAAGCTATACAGGAGCTAACACTGGCAGATTGTTTGCAGATTTTGTTACCACATCTACAAGTGCTGATGCTGAAATAAAAGATAACATAAGAATTTTAAGAGATAGAGCAAGAGAGTTAGCAAGAAACGATAGCTATATTGCAAGATACTTAAACCTGATGGTATCTAATGTTATCGGTAAGCATGGCATAAGAGTTAGCTCTAAGGCTAGGAACGATAATGGTTCTTTAGACATTGGAGCTAACCTGCTCATTGAACGTGCTTGGAGAGAATGGGGTCAAGTCGGAAGTTGTACTACTAATGGCAGACTATCATTCTTAGATTGTCAAAAAATATTTGTTGAATCACTATGTAGAGATGGTGAAGTATTAATCAGGAAAATAAAAGACAGCAATTCACCTTTTGGTTTCCAGTTACAGTTTTTAGAAGCAGACCATTTAGATGAAAATAAAAATGATGTTTATAAAGCTACTGGCAACAAAGTTAAAATGGGTGTTGAAGTAGATAAGTATGACAGACCAGTTGCTTATCATTTATATAAAGACCATCCCTACGATAGAGTTTATTTAAGTCAAGCACAACACATAAGAGTACCTGCTGATGAGATTATCCATGCTTACCTACCTACTAGAGCAGAACAAACTAGAGGTGTTTCTTTGGTTGCTACAGCTATGGCTAATGTGAAAATGTTAAATGGTTATTTAGAAGCTGAGATAGTTGCAGCTAGAGTTGGTGCATCTAAGATGGGTTTCTTTACATCTCCTGATGGTGATGGTTATGTTGGTGATGGTGAATATGAAGATACCTTTAATCCAACAATGAATGCTCAAGCTGGTGTATTTGAACAATTACCTAGTGGTATGGACTTCAAAGCATTTGACCCTACGCATCCAACATCTGCTTTTGATTCTTTTACAACCAGTGTTTTAAGAAGTATCGCATCAGGTTTAAATATTTCTTATCATTCATTATCTAATGATTTAACTTCAGTTAATTATTCTTCAATAAGACAAGGTGCTTTAGAAGATAGAAGTATGTATCAGATATATCAACAATTTGTAATTGAGCATTTTGTAAATCCAGTATTTCAATCTTGGTTAGAGATGGCTATATCAACTGGATATATTAATTTACCAATGGGTAAGTTTGATAAGTTTGCTAGGTCAGTAAATTATATTCCAAGAAGTTTTGCTTGGATTGACCCGCTAAAAGAAATGCAAGCTAATGTAATAGGTTTACAAAATGGAACACTTACTTATTCTGACATTAGTGCTAGCTATGGCAGAGACACAGAAGAACTTTTTGAACAACATCAAAAAGAAATAGAGCTAGCTAAACAATACGATATTGAATTAGCTTATCAACCATTTGGTCAAAAATTACCCGTAGAAGCTAAAATACAAGGTGGAGAAGAGGAAGACGATGGCTAGACCAACTGAAGGAATGAAAGTTGAAGCTCAAAAAGGTTTAGACTGGAGAGAGGAGTTTGGTCGTGGTGGTACTAGAGTTGGTGCTGTAAGAGCAAGACAAATAGTAGCTGGTGAAAACCTATCTGATGATACTATCAAAAGAATGTATAGCTTCTTCTCAAGACATGAAGTAGATAAACAAGCAGAAGGTTTTAATGCTGGTGAAGAAGGTTATCCTTCTAATGGCAGAATAGCTTGGGCATTATGGGGTGGAGATGCTGGTTATAAATGGTCAGAAACAAAAGTAAATCAAATGAAAAACAAAGAAGAAAGAGCAGTATCAGGTAAAGCTCTTGAAATGATTAAAAACAAAGTAGAAGAACATAACGAAGAAGTTGGTGATGTTAAGTCAAAAAGAACTAACGTATCTACTTTATCAAAAGTTTATGAAAGAGGGATTGGTGCATATAAAACTAATCCGGCTTCAGTCAGACCATCAGTTAGTAGTCCTGAACAATGGGCAGCAGCTAGAATTAACAGTTTCTTATTTGCTTTAAGAAATGGTAAGTTCAGAAGTGGCAAACATGATACAGACCTACTACCTGAAGGACATCCTTTATCAACTAAAAATAAAGAGGAGAAATCTATGAATAAAGAAGATAGACATATCCTCAACGTGAATGAGACTGATGATTCTGTAATCATTGAGTTCTCAAAACACCACGAGGATGAACAAGAAGGTGAAGAAGTAGAAATGCTAGACGAAGTATCTATGGAACATGAAGATGAGGAAAGAAAAGTAATTGATATGCCTATGAAATATAGAACTATTGATTTATCTAAACATTCTTATCTTGATGAAGAAAAAAGAATAGTTCGTGTAGGTGTTTCTTCTGAAGAACCTGTTGAAAGAAGTTTTGGCATGGAAGTGCTAGGACATTCTGCTGAAGATATAAACATGGAGTTTATAAATTCAGGAAGAGCACCATTATTGCTTGACCATGATATGACTAAGCAAATTGGTGTGATTGAAGAATTCAAATTAGATGAGACAGCAAAGAGGACAACTGCTGTAGTTAGATTTGGAAAATCTGCTTTAGCTCGTGAAGTATTTGAAGACGTAAAAGATGGTATTCGTATGAATATATCTGTTGGATATCGAATCGATAAATTAGAACGCTATGAACACAAAGATGAGACTTACTATAAAGCTCAGTGGACTCCTATGGAAGTATCTTCTGTATCTGTCCCTGCTGACCAGTCAAGACTTGTTGGAGTTGGTCGTAGTAAAGATAAACAAAATAATAACATTGAGGTAAAACTAATGGAAAACGAAAAGAAACAAGATATTAATCTTGACGAAGTTAGAGCTCAAACTGTTGAAGACGCTAAAGCTGAATTCAAAAGAAATTCAAAAGAAATCATTGATTTAGCTGTTAAGCACAACAAAAGAGATTTAGCTGATAAAGCAATTAGTGATGGTATCTCTGTTGCAGAATTTAGAGGAATTTTATTAGAAAACATTTCTAACAATACTCCTTTAGAAACTCCTTCAGAAATTGGCATGACTAAAGAAGAAGTAAGAGATTTTAGCTTAGTAAGAGCAATCAGAGCTATGGCTAATCCTTCTGACAGAAAAGCCCAAGAAGAAGCTGCATTCGAATTTGAATGTTCTGCTGAAGCTGCAAGACAGTATGGTAAAGATGCTCAAGGTATCATGTTACCTGCTGATGTGCTAAGAACTTGGGGTAAAAGAGACATCAATTCATCTGATGATTCAACACTAATTAGTGAAGATTATAGAGGTGGAGATTTTATTGATGTATTAAGAAACGAATCTTCAGTAATGCAAGCTGGAGCAACAATGCTAAGAGGATTACAAGGTAATGTTGTAATTCCTAAGAAAACTGCTGCTTCATCTGCTGGTTGGATTGCAACTGAAGGTAATGCTGCTTCTGAAAGTGAGTTCACTTCAGGTTCAGTAACAATGTCACCAAAAGTAATTGGTGCTTTTACTGATGCAACAAGACTCTTATTACAACAATCATCATTAGATGTTGAGAACTTAATTAGAGATGACCTAACAAAATCTATAGCAACTTCTATTGATTTAGGTGCTCTAGCTGGTTCAGGTTCAAGCGGACAACCAACAGGTATTGCTAATACTTCAGGTATTAACACAACTACATTTGCTGCTGCTAATCCAACATGGGCTGAAATTGTAGCTATGGAAAGTGCAGTTGCTAATGATAATGCCTTAACTGGTTCTTTAGCTTATATCTGTAGACCTGCTGACTTTGGTACTTTGAAAACAACTGAAAAAGCAACTAATACTGCTCAGTTTGTTGTTTCTCCTGATAACACTATGAATGGTTATAATGTTGTTAGAAGTAATCAAGTAACAAGTGGTGATTTCTACTTTGGTAACTTTGCAGACTTATTAATTGGTATGTACGGTGGGTTAGATATTTCTGTAGACCCTTTTGCATTATCAACTTCAGGTGGAGTAAGAATTGTTGCTCTACAAACTGTTGATGTTGCTGTAAGACATGCAGTATCTTTCTGTAAATCAAGCGACTAATTAACTGATGCTTAAATGGAATGGCGGTAGCAATACCGCCAACTTAGAAATGAAAAAATATAAAATATTAACAGATACAATGGCTGGTGGTTCTAAAGTTCATGCTGGCGATATAGTTGAATTACCTGAACATGAAGGTCATGCTTTATGTGGATATGGTAAAGCTGAAGTTCATGTAGGTAAGCCTAAAGCTGAAAAACAAGATAGAAGCGTAGGTTTAAAAACTTCAAAAACAAAAGCTCCAAAAACAAGAGCTAAAAAATAAATCATGCCTTTAGAGAGTGCATTAGATTTTAACGCCTATGTTGATACAACAACAGGTCATGGTGTTACTGCTACATTCTTTGAAGTCCAATCTTCACTATGGGATGCAAGACAAGGATTAATTGATACTTGGTTTGATATTGATTCAGGAGATGCCTATAGTGTTAATATCATAATAGACCAAGAATATTTCAATATAGAGGGTGGTACTGTTCCTGTTGCTGGTTATCAACCTAGAGCAATAATTAAATCATCTGATGTGCCTTATATATCTCAAGAAGATAAATTAGTTGTTGATGCAATTACAACTGATAAAGGTAGTGTTCTTAAACCTGAAACTACATTCCTAGTAAAAACAGTAGAACCTGATAATACAGGATTAGTTTCATTAGTTTTAGAGGAGCAGTAATGTCTCAATTTAGATTAGAAACTGAATTAGATATGGCTGGATATTTAGATATAAATTATGGTCATGGAGTATCTGCTGTTTATACAAACAATGGTACTTCTACAACAATTAATATTATTTTAAATAATGAATATGTAGAACAAGAAGAAGGTATTGGTGTAGAAGCATTAAAACCAATAGCCTATTGCAGAACTATAGATGTACCAAATATTGCATTTGGAAATAGATTAGATGTATCTGCAATTAAAGATACAAATGGTAATATACTCAAAGCAGCACAAAGCTATACTGTTGTTAATATACAAGCAGATAGAACAGGTTTTAGTGCATTAATGTTAGAGGAAATATAATGGCAAATCATATAAGACAACAAATAAGAGAAAAGTTTGGAACTACTTTGACTGGTTTAACTACAACTGGTTCAAGAGTTTATGAGTCAAGGGTTTATCCATTAGAGACAGTACCAGCACTAGTTATCTATACTAAGTCAGAAACATCTGAACCAATAGTTATAGGTACTGATAGAGTTATGAGTAGAGAATTGTCAGTAGTAGTAGAAGGATATGCAAAAGCTACTAGTGACTTTGACGATACTATTGATACAATATCAAAAGAAGTTGAAGAAGCAATAGCAGCAGATAGAACTTTAGATGGATTAGCTAAGGATTGCTATTTAGAATCAACAGAAATAGAGTTTAATGGTGAAGGTGAGAAACCACTAGGATATGTGAGTTTAACCTTCTTAACTAATTACTACGTTAAGGAAACTAATCCTGACGTAGCAGTATAAGGAGACAATTATGAAAATGATTAGTCCTGATGGCAAAGTTTCTATAAAAGCTCATCCTTCTAAGGTTGAGAGTTTATTGAATATGGGTTGGAAAGAGGAAGCAGTCCATTCGCAAGATAAAGTTAAATCTTCTTCTAAGAAAAAGTCGAAAGACGAGGTGAAATATGGCGACTCATAAGGGTTCAGAAGGAACTGTAAAAGTTGGTTCAAATGCTGTAGCTGAAATAAGGTCTTACTCAATAGAAGAATCTGCTGATACTTTAGAAGATACTTCAATGGGTGATTCTGCTAGAACGTACAAATCATCATTGACTTCTTTCTCAGGAAGTTTAGATGTATTTTGGGATGAGACTGATACTAGTGGTCAAGGTGCATTAACTATTGGCTCAGAAGTAACTCTTAATGTATATCCTGAAGGAGATACAGCAGGTGATACTTATTACAGTGGTTCAGCTATTGTTACTGGTGTTTCAAGAAGTGCATCATTTGATGGATTAGTTGAAGCTAGTATTTCAGTTCAAGGAACTGGTGCATTAACATCAACAACAGTATAAGAACATGTCAGCAATAGATAACGCAAAGAAACATTTTGCAGAGCAAGATGTAAAAGTAATCGAAGTGCCTGAATGGGGTGATGAGAATAAACCTCTTAAAATATACAGTAAGCCATTAACGTTAGCTGAAACTTCTAAACTTTATAAAATGAGTAAAGAAGATGATTTAACGATGATGGCTTATGTTCTTATTTATAAAGCATTAGATGAAAATGGAGATAAACTTTTTGATTTAGCAGATAAAAATGCTTTATTAAATCAAGTTGATAGAGAGATATTAGTTAGCATAGCGACACAGATTATGGGTCAAGAGTCTATTGAGGACACGAAAAAAAACTAATAGAGGATACTAATTTATATGTGCAATATGCACTTGCTGAAAAACTAGGTAAAACCTTACAAGAGATTCAAGAAATTAGTGTCCAAGAATATCAAGGATGGATAGCTTACTTAGAGTTAGCTGAAGAGAAACGAAACAATGGCAAATAAAAAGGTAAAGTTTGAATTAACAGCAGTAGATAAGACTAAGGCAGCTTTTGATAAAGTTACTAAAGGATTAAAAACTGTTGGTGGAGCTGCTGCTACAGCATCTAAAGGTGTAGCAGGTGTTGGTTTAGCTGCAACAGCTACAGCAGGTGCTTTAACTATACTTGTTAAAAAATCTTTTGATTTTATTGATGCTATTGGTAAGACAGCAACAAGAACTGGTATTGCAACTTCTACAATACAAGCATTTCATTTAGCTGCTAGAGAATCAGGAACAAATATAGAGGGTGCTAATAAAGCATTAGAAAAATTTGCAAGAAGTGTTGGTGATGCTCAAAGAGGATTAAAAACACAACAAGATATATTTAGAGCTATTAATGTTGAATTAGTAGATGCTGCTGGTAATTATAAAACTACAGACCAAATATTAGCTGAAACAGCAGATGGTATTTCAAAGCTAGGTTCACAAACTGAAAAGGCTACAGCTTTAGCAAATTTATTTGGTAGACAGGGTATATTACTTACTAGTGCTATAGAAGATTTATCTGAAAGGGGTTTAGATGGCTTTATTAAAAGAGCAGAAGATTTAGGAATTATATTATCAACAAAGGTTATTAGAAGAACAGAAGCATTTAATGATGCTGTTGGTGTTCTTGGTATGCAAGTAAAAGCTGTTAGAGATAATATTACAACTGCATTTTTACCAGCTTTAGAGAAATTACAAAAATCAATTGCTGAAAAATTTTCAGAAATACAAAAATCTGCTGGTGGTTTTGATAAATTAGGAATGAATATTGCTAATGCTGTAATAGATGGTGTTGCTGCTGCAATAAAAGCACTTGGTGAATTTCAATTAGCATTAGCTACTTTATCAGTTAATTTAGATACTATTTTACCTAATATGACTTTGAAGTTTGCTAATTTTGCTCAGAGTATATTAGAACTTTTACCAGCCACAAAAGCTGTAGGAACTGCATTAGAAATTGGTTTAGTGCAAGCAGAAGCAAAACTTGCTGTTCAAACTAATGAATTAATTAAAGGTAATACAGAATTTAGAGATAAGGCTTATGCATTAGCTAATGGATTGCTTGATTTAAAAATTACAGAAGATGATTTAATAGATTCTACAAATACATTAACCAATAGCACTAAAGAATCTGCAGATGCTATGTTTGATGCTATGAATCCATTAACTTCATATAAAAATTCTTTAACAGATATTAGTAAATCATTAGATACAGTAGCGGTAAGTTCAATGAAAAAATTTGAAGATGCAATAGTTGATGGATTAAAAACTGGTAAATTAAAATTTGAAGATTTTGCAACTTATGTTGTTGACCAATTAGCTAGAGTAGCAATACAACAACTAATTATATCTAAAATAATTGACCCATTTAGAGCATTTATTGGTGGTGGCAATATTGGTAAAGAATTTAATAATATTGGAAGTGCTGTTGATGGCTTTCAAAATTTTGAAGGTGGTGGTTATACAGGTATGGGTGTTAGAGCAGGTGGGTTAGATGGTCGTGGTGGTCAATTAGCTATGGTACATCCTAATGAAACTGTTATTGACCATACTAAAGGTCAGGGTATGGGTGCTACAGTAAACTTTAATATATCAACAGTAGATGCTGCTGGATTTGACCAGTTATTAGCATCAAGAAAAGGATTGATAACATCAATCATAAACAACGCCATGAATAATCAAGGCAAAATGGGAGTCGTATAATGTCAGGACAATTTCCAACATCTCCTAATTTTAGAAGTTTAAATTTTAAAGATAATAGACCTACTTTATTAAATCAGACTTTATCAGGTAAAAAACAAGTCAGACAAATAGGTAGTCAATATTTTTCTTTTACAGTGCAAATGCCACCTTTACAACAAGAAAAGGCTCAAGAAGTATTTGCATTTTTACAAAAACAAAAAGGTTCTTTCGGAGACTTTACTATAGTTGCACCATTAGATAATTTAGGTGCTGGTAAAGCAGAAACAGATATTCAAGTAGTTGGTTCACAAGCAGTAGGTGATTCACAAATTGAATTAGATGGTTTTTCAGCAAGTCAATTAGGTGCTTTAAAAGCAGGCGATTTAATTAAGTTTGCCAATCATAGTAAAGTCTATATGGTTCAATCAGATATTGATTCTGATGGTAGTGGAGCATTAACTGTTCTAATATCACCAAATCTAGTAGCATCTCTAGCAGATAATGAAGCTGTTACTGTAAATAAACCTAGTTTCACTGTTTATCTTGAATCTGATGAAATTATGTATTCAACAGATGCTAGTGGTTTTTATAGTATTTCATTTGATGTTAGAGAGGTTATAACCTAATGCCTAGAAGTTTATCATCTGCTTTACAAACTCAAGTATCATCAACAGCAACTAAGACAGCTTTTCTAGTTGAGTTAAATTTATCATCTACTATCAGATTAACTGATTGGTATTCTAATGTCACTTATGATTCTAATAGTTATGAAGCTGGTGGTTCTTTTTTAACTGTTGATTCAACAACTGAAACAGGTCAACTACAGGTTAATGAAATAAATTTGGGTTTCTCTAATGTTACTGACCAAGTAAGAAGTTTAGTACAAGATGGTTCTTTTACTGATAAAACAGTAGAAATATATATAGCTTACTTTGATACAAATGAAACTATTGTTGGTGCTATAAATTATTTTACAGGACAAATAAGAAACGTATCTATTGCAGAGAGTATTAGCGATACTGCAATATCAATGACAGTTGCAAGTCATTGGGCAAATTGGAATTTAACAAAAGGCAGACATTATACAGATGAATCACAACAAGCATTTAGTTCAGGTGATAGAGGTATGGAATTTGCTACTCAGGTTAGAAAAGATGTGAGGTGGGGTGTAGATGCTTGATAAAATATTTGCATTTTTTAAATGGGCAAAAGGTGTTTATGAGGGCAGTAAAGCTCTACAAACAATATATACAGTCTTTAATATAGCTACTCTTGCAGTTGGTGTAAAAGGCTATTTACAAGCTAGACAGATGATGGCTCAAGGTCAAGATATCTTGGCTAATAAAACTGCTGCTGGTGGCAAAATACCTATTATTTATGGAACACGAAGAGTTGGTGCTCAAGTTATCTACATGGATACACATAATAATGATTCAAGAGATTTATATGTTGTCTATGCTTTAGCTCTTGGTGAGTGTGAAGAAATCATAGAAAGAACAATAGAATTAGACGGCAATTTAATAACTGATAACGCAAGATTTAAAGAGGGTGGTTATGTTGGTTCAGATAAAATATCTTCAGGTGCAGGCTCATTAAATACAGCTTCACAAAATGGTGCAACAGTCATAAATGCTGGTGCTGGTGGTTTTGGTACAAATCCTGCTGGGCAATATAGATACGTTTTAAATTGTCATCATGGAGCAGCAAGTCAAACAGCAGACCCAATGTTAGTAGCTTCTATGACTAATTGGACATCAAATCATAGATTAGATGGTATAGCTTATATAGCAGCACATTATCAATGGGAAAGACATGGTATGTGGTCAGGAGTGCCACAATTAACAGTACAAGTTAGAGGTAGAAAAGTTTATGACCCAAGAGATTCAGGTCAAACATTTGGTGATACATCTACTTATGAATGGTCAGATAATCCATCTTTATGTTTTTTAGATTTTATTAGTAATAATGAATATGGTAAGGGATTAACTGCATCACAACTTAACTTAACAACATTTGGTACCGCAGCAACTACAGCAGATGCTTTACAACATAACCCTTATTATAATGGCGTAGAGAAATCATTTACTTGGAGTGGTACTTCAGGCTCTAACTTTATTCTTGTACCTGCTTCAGGGTCAGGTGGTTTACACTGGTGGCAAAACAAAGTAGGTGAATTATTTACCTTAGAAGATTCAAGTGGAAATATTGCAATAAACTCAAAAGCAATAACAGCAGTTGAAAGAACACATTTTTATGGTCAAGGTGTTAAATTGCAAATTTATTTTGCAGGTACTTTGTCAGCAACTTATGCCGAACAAACAGGTACAGCTTTAGCAAAAGTAAGAAGATTTCATTGTCATGGTTTAGTTGATACTAATAAAACTGTTATGGAAAATGCTAAAGAACTTCTTGCTAATATGAGAGGTATTTTTCTATATATTGATGGTAAATATGAATTACAAATAGAAGATTCAGGTTCTTCTACTTTTACTATTACTGATGACCATATTATTGCTGATGCAGGAATATCAGTTGATTATGGTAATAAAGATAAAAAAGCAAATAAGGTTATTGTTGAATTCTTTAACGCTAATAAAAAATACGAATTAGATACAGTTACAGTTTTACATGATGCAAGTCCTGAATATTACTCAGATGATAATGATGAAATATTAGAAATTAAAGCTGAATTTCCTTATGTATCAGACCCATATATAGCTTACAACATGGGTAAAGCTATTCTTGTAAGAAGTAGAAAACAAAAGACTATACAGTTCTTAGGTACTCCTGAAATGTATAAACTTAATGTAGGAGACATAGTTACATTAAATTATGCTGGTACTTTTGATACATCACAAACGTGCAGAGTTGAAGCATTAGAACTACAGTCAGATGGTTTAGTTGCAGTTAGTCTAATAGAATATTTTGATGTATATACTTGGGAGACTCCACCGCAAGAACCTCTAGAAGATTTAGCTGATTTACCTTCTGCTTATGCAGTTAAAGCTCCAACTAATATAACTTTTACTGATACAGATGCAAGTGCAATTAATAGACCTTTTTTATCTTGGGATGAGCCAACAGATTTTCCTGATTATCAATATAGAGTTAATATTGTAGATGATTCAGATAATCAGGTTTTAAATAGAATAGTAGATGTAACTTCTGTAGATTTAAACTTTATACCTAAAGGTTCTTATGTCGCTAATATTACTTCATTAAATGTATTGGGAAGTGAATCATCAGCAGCAAGATTTCCAGCAACAGGAACATTTACTGTTGCAGATGAGCCAACAGTTGCAGCAGATATTGCAGATGGTGCAATAACAACAGATAAATTAGCAGATGATGCAGTAACTACAGCTAAGATTATTGATGATGCTGTAACAAATGCTTTGATAGCTACTGATGCTGTAAATCAAGATAGTATTGCAGCCAATTCAGTAACAGCTACAGAAATTGTAGCAAATACCATTACTGCATCAGAGATAGCAGCAAGTACAATTACATCAGCTAACATAGCAACTAATACTATAGTTGCAGATAATATAGCTGCTAATACAATAACTGCAACAGAAATGAATGTTAGTAACCTATCATCTATATCAGCAGACTTAGGTAGTATTACTGGTGGTAGTATAAATATAGGTTCAGGAAACTTTACTGTTGATACTTCAGGTAATGTTGTTGCTAACTCAGTTACAACAAGAGGTAAATATTTATCTCAAAATATTACTGCTACAGGTCAAGCAGGTTTATTTTCTGAGTTATCAGATAGTGTTACAGGTGGTAGTGACCCATTAAGAATATTATGCCCATCAGATGATTCTGATAAAGATTTCTTTATTTTAATGGGTAATGACCCATATAGTATGACATTTTCAAGTGGCATACCCACATCAGCTAATCATGGTCTATGGTTTACTGGTACTGGTTCTATTTATATGGGTGGTACTAATGATTCATTTTCACCATTAGCAGATAATTCAAATGATTTAGGTAGATTAAATAATAGATGGGATGATGTATATGCCACAAATGGAACAATACAAACTTCTGATGCTAATGATAAATCTAATATAGCTGATTCAGATTTAGGATTAAGTTTTGTATCACAACTAACTCCAAGAAAATATACATTAACTGATGGTGATTCTAACAGAACACATTATGGTCTTATAGCTCAAGAAGTTAAGACTGTACTAGATAATAACAACATAAATACATCTGATTTTGCTCCTTATATTAAAGGTGAAATTCTTGATACAAACAATCAAGGAACAGGAGAATATAAGTATGGTTTACGATATACTGAATTAATTAGCATATTAATTAAAGCAATACAAGAATTAGAGCAAAGAATACAAGATTTAGAGAATTAACATATAATAGGTAGATATTATGGCACAACACGATTACAACATAGCAAACCAGTCAGGTGCAGACTTTAGAGCAGATTTAAACAATGCTTTAGGAGCTATTGCAACTACAAATAGTGGTGCAACTGAACCATCAACCACTTATGCCCATCAATTATGGGTAGATACATCAAGTAATGTATTAAAAATAAGAAATGGTACTGATAGTGCTTGGATTACTACAGGTATAAGTATTACTACATCGAACATACTTACAGGTGACTTAACAGGTAATGTTACTGGTAATCTAACAGGTAATGTTACAGGTAATGTCACTGGAGACTTAACAGGTAATGCAGATACAGCTACTACACTTGCAACTGCAAGAACCATATCTTTATCAGGAGATGTTGCAGGTTCAGCTTCTTTTGATGGTAGTGGTGATATTACTATTACAACTACAGCACAAATTGATTCTATTGCTTTAGGTACTGATACAACTGGTGATTATGTTGAATCTATGTCAGGTGGAACTGGGGTAACAGTAACAGGTGGAACTGGTGAAGGTTCTACTCCTAGTATTGCTATAGGACAAGCTGTAGCTACGACTGATGATGTTACTTTTAATACTATTACTGCAACTGATGAATTTATAGGAGATATCGAAGGTGGTGTTAGATTTAGTGCAAAAGCTGATGGTGCTTTATCAAAAGGTGATGTAGTTTATATTTCAGGTGTTAGTGGTAATACGCCTACAGTAGCTCAAGCTAAAGCAGATGATACTTCTAAAATGCCTGCTTTTGGTTTTGCATTAAGTGATGCTAATGATAATGCTGCATTACAAGTAGTCACTTTTGGAACAATATCAGGATTAGATACTTCAGGTGTATCAGTAGGACAAGTATTATATGTATCTACAACAGCAGGTTCTTATACAACTACAGCTCCAACAGGCGAATCATCACAAATACAAAACATAGGTAAGGTTCAAAGAAGTCATGCAAGTGCTGGTTCAATTAAAGTAGGTGGTGCTGGTAGAAGTAATGCTACGCCTAACCTAGATGATGGTAAGATATTTATAGGTAATGGCTCTAATCAAGCAGTTACATCAACACTTGATACTTCTATAGTTGTTGAAAATACTAATCTTTACTATACAACCACAAGAGCAAATACAGATTTTGATACAAGATTAGCTACCAAAGATACAGGTGATTTAACAGAAGGTACTAATTTATATTACACAAGTGCTAGAGCAAATTCAGATTTTGATACTAGACTTGCAACTAAGTCTACAAGTGATTTAGCAGAAGGCACTAATTTATATTACACATCAGCTAGATTTGATTCAGCTTTCACCGCAAAAGATACTGATGATTTAAGTGAAGGATTAACAAATTTATATTACACAACTGCAAGATTTGATTCTGCATTTGGTAACAAAACAACTTCTGATTTAACAGAAGGTACAAATTTATATTACACAACCACAAGAGCTAATGCAGCTATAGATGCAAGGGTAACTAAAGCATTTGTTGATGCATTAGGAATACAAGCATCAAGTGTAGATGCTAATTCAGTAACACTTGGAACTGATACAGTTGGTAACTATATTCAAACAATTACTGGAACTGCTAATAAAATCACTGTTACAGGTAGTGGAAGTGAGTCTGCAGATGTAACACTAACACTACCTGATGACGTGCAAATTGCAGATAGCTTAACAGTAGCAGGTAATTTAACAGTTAATGGAACACTAACATCTCTTGATACTACTAACCTAGATATAGAAGATAACTTATTCCAGCTTAATGCAGGATTAACAGGTAGTCCTGTAAATGATTCAGGTATGCTTATTAATAGAGGTACTGCTGATAATGGTATCTTTATGTGGGATGAATCTGTTGATAAATTCACATTAGGATTAACAACAGCAGATGGTACTTCTACAGGAAATATTACACTTAATTCACTTGGTACTTTAGTTGCTAATTTAGAAGGTAATGTTACTGGAACAGTTACAGGTACAGTTTCTAGCTTATCTAATCACGATACTGGCGATTTAGCTGAAGGCTCTAACCTTTATTACACTGATGCAAGAGTACAAGCTGTTTCTATTAACAATGTTGTAGAAGATACAACTCCTCAGCTTGGTGGTGATTTAGCATCTAATGGCAATAACATATTATTTGCTGATAGTGACAAAGCTATCTTTGGAGCTGGTTCAGATTTACAGATATACCATGATGCTAGTGGTGGTCATAGCAGAATTGATGATACTGGAACTGGTGGATTAGTAATTAGAGGTAGTCAAATACTTTTAGAAAAGTATGGTGGCGGTTATATGTTAAATGCTGTTCAAGATGGAGCAGTAACTATACATTATGCAGGCTCAGAAAAATTAGCTACAACTTCAACAGGTGTAGACGTAACAGGTACGATAACTTCTGATGGACTTACAGTAGACAATATAACTATTGATGGAACAGAAATAGATAGTAATACAGATTTAACTATAGATGCAGCAGGTGACATAGCTTTAGATGCAGATGGTGGTGACTTTAGATTTAAGGATGCAGGTACAACTATTGCAACTTACTCAAATGTTGGCGGTGATTGGTATATAACAGCTAACAGTGAAGATAAAGATATAGTATTTCAAGGTAATGATGGTGGTTCTACAGTTCAAGCTCTTAGACTTGATATGTCAGAAGCAGGTAAGGCTACTTTTAATGATGCAATAGTTGCATCAGGTATTTCGCAATTTGCTGATGTAAATATTCCTGATAACAATGCTATTAGATTTGGTAATTCTCAAGATTTACAGATTTTCCATAACGCATCAGATAGCATAATCTACAATGCTACTGGTGCATTAATGATGCGAGCTAATGATTTTAGAGTTCAAACATCTGATGCTAGTTCAACAAGATTAACAGTAAATTCTACAGGTGTAGACGTAACAGGTACAGTTGTTGCTGATGGGTTAACATCAAGTGGTAATATTTTACTTGATGGTTCAGGCAATCCAGTAATAACAAATAAAACAAGTGGTGCAGGCAATAATCCAGTATATAGATTGCAAGCAGATACTAATTACTGGGATTTACAAGCTACATTTTCAAATACCAACGATGACCTGTATTTTATGTACAATGGTTCAGTTAAAGCTGGTATTACATCAAGTGGAAATTTAGGCATAGGAACAACTTCGCCAAGTCAAAAACTTCATGTTTATGGTGGAAGTATTTTAGTCGACAATGGCTCAAGTGCTGGAACTATATATTTCCACGATACAACAAACTATATAAATCTTTCAGGCGATTCACTTCAGTTTGCAAACAATGGTGCAGAACGAATGAGACTGGACAGCTCAGGAAATTTAGCCATAGGCACAACCTCAGTTTTCTCAGGCAATAAATTAGATGTTCGTGGTGGTAACATCATGGTTGGTGGTTTTGGTGGCGGAACTGATTATGGATTAATACTTACTCCTGATGATGGTTCAGGTTACTGGAATGTAGCAAACATAACAGGCGGTCATTTAACATTTAATAATTCATCTACAATAGGCAGTTCTGAAAAAATGAGACTTGATAGTTCAGGAAATTTAGGAATTGGTACGACTAGTCCAGTAACTCTTAAATCTTCTACTACATTACAGGTTGATGGTAATGCAAAGCTAGGTGATGACAATGGTCGTGGCTTACTTTCTTTAGGCGATATTGCTTCTACAGGAGCTAATGTAGGTATTTGGCGTGGAGCGGCTGGAGCGTATGCAGGAACAGGAAACTACTTAAATCTTGGTGGCTACGATGGCATTACGTTTACAACTGGAAACGCTGATATTTCATCACAAACAGAAAGAATGAGAATTAATTCAGCAGGTGGTCTTGGAATTGGAACTACTGCTGGAACAGGTTATCAGTTAGATATCACAGGACAAAGTGGTTATGACGATATATTAAGATTAACTGCTGTTGGAACTAACATTGGTGCAAGAATTAACCTAACAAATACAGGAACAGGAGTTGCAAGAATTAACGCAACTAATAATAGTCTTGCTTTGCAAACTGGCGGCATAGAAAGAATGCGTATTGCTAGCACTGGTGAGATTCAAATTGGTGGAACATCTAGTGCTGGTTTTGTAGATTTTGATGGTACATCTTTACAGTTAAATACACAAAGAAATCCTAATACTGGTTCTTTTGTAAATACAGGCAAATCTCATGCATCAATAAGTATGAGGGGTGCTGATGGTGGTTCTGAAATAAGATTTTATACAACAAACTCCAACAACAGTAATGCTGGTGAAAAAATGCGACTGGATAGCTCAGGAAATTTAGGAATTGGAGTTAGTCCTTCAAAACCTTTACACATATATTCAGCTTCAGATACAGCTATTAGGTTGCAAAATTCAACAACAGGTACAGGAATAACAGATGGTTTCCTATTAGAGCAAAGTGGCTCAGATAGTTTAATAGTAAACTACGAAGCTGGAAATTTAAGATTCAGCACATCAAATACAGAAAGAGCAAGAATAGACAGCTCAGGAAATCTGCTTGTTGGAACTACAATAACCGATGGTGGATATGACGATGCAGATGGTGGTGCAACCACAAGATTTATGGGTGCATCAATAGGTGGTGCTGCAAATGGTACTGCTTTTGTTTCTCGTAGAGCCGCACCACTACAGTTAAATAGACAAGCTAATGATGGTGATATAGCAGTATTTAGAAAAGAAGGTTCAGAAGTTGGAGCTATTGGTGCTAATGGTGGACATATTTATATAGCTGGTCAAGGCGGCATGGGATTACGACTTTTAAGCACAAATGTTGTCCCAGCAGATAGTTCAGGTAATAGTTCAGATGGCACTAGAGATTTGGGTGGTTCTTTAGCTAGATTTAAAGATATCTATGCTACCAATGGAACTATTCAGACTTCTGACAGGAATGAAAAACAAGACATAGCAGAATTAACAGATGCAGAAACTAGAGTAGCTGTTGCAGCTAAAGGATTACTCAGAAAGTTCAGATGGCAGTCTGCTGTTGAAGAAAAAGCTGACGAAGCTAGAATCCACTTTGGAATCATAGCTCAAGATTTACAAGATGCTTTTACTGCTGAAGGATTAGATGCAGGTGACTATGCTATGTTTATTAGCAGCACTTGGACTGACGAAGAAACAGGAGAAGAAAAAACTAGGTTAGGAGTTAGATATTCTGAACTCTTAGCATTTATTATTGCATCAATTTAACTTAAAAGGAGAATAAAATGGAATGGAATGTAAACACAGTGGACGTACATCCACACGAAGAAGGACACGATGACGTTATTTATAACGTGCATTGGTCAGTATCAAAAGTAGATGGAGAATGCTCAGGACACGCTTATGGTACACAAACAATAGATACATCTGATTTATCAGACTTTACTGCATTTGCTGATGTAACAGCAGATATAGTAAAAGGTTGGGTTATTGATGCTATGGGTGAAGAAGAAGTTGCTAATTTAGAAGCAAGTTTAGATGCACAAATAGAAGAGCAAAAAAATCCAACTTCTATTACAAAAACGCTAGCTTCTTAGTATATAATTTAATTAAAATAAACTTATAGGAGAGTTAAATGAGTAAAGAAGATAATAAGATGGAAAACCAAGAACCAGTAATAATTACATATAATGGCACTGAATACAGAGCTTCTGATTTAAACGAAGAGCAAATGGCTTTAGCTGCTAAATTAAATGTAGCTGGTAAAAAACTAGCTAGACTTCAAGAGTTCTATGATGATTATGTTATTACTAATGAATACAAAAACTTAGTGATTGAATCATTTGATAGAGCTATTAATGTTGAAGCTGAGGTAGAAGAGGAAAAATAAATGCCAGCTAGAAAGACCGCTAATGACGTACATTCAGATTTAAGAGTCCATGAAAAAATGTGCGAAGAAAGGTGGAAAACTATTTATAGAAAAACTGATGATTTACAAGCATCAATAAATAGTATGAAACTTTGGCTATTAGGCGGTCTTACAACAATAGTTGCATCCTTAATTACTATTATCGTTAGAGGTTTAATCTAACAAACATCAATTTATGATAGACAAACTTATTCAACCTATCAGCAAAATCCTAGATAAATTTATTCCTGATGCTGATACAAAACAGCAGATAGCTTATGAACTTGCTACTATGTCGCAAAAGCATATCCATGAGATTGCAAAAGCACAAATAGAAGTAAACAAAGAAGAAGCTAAAGGTAACTGGTTTCAATCATCTTGGAGACCAGCAACAGCTTGGGTATGTGTTGCAGGTTTTGCAGTAAACTTTCTCATTAGTCCTTTATTAGCACCATTTGGCATTGATGTACCACAAGCAGATACTTCTACTATGCTACCTGTATTAATGGGTATGTTAGGATTGGGTGGTATGAGAAGTTATGAAAAAACTAAAGGATTAACAAAATAATGTACGACAACATTAAAGAAATGCTAATCAAGAATGAAGGGTTAGTATGTACTCCTTATCATTGTAGTGCTAACAAATTATCAATTGGTGTAGGTCGTAATCTTGAAGCTAATGGTATATCAGAAGAAGAAGCTATGTTTATGCTTGAGAATGATATACAAAGAGTAGTAGATAATTTAGATAAGGTATGGGAAGTATGGCGAACTTTTCCACCACTTGCTCAAGAAGTATGTATAGATTGTGCTTTTCAAATGGGTATAACAGGATTTATGAATTTTAGACAAACACGAGCTCTGATGGAGATGGGTTGTTGGTTAGAAGCATCAGAGGAAGTATTAAGAAGTAAGTATGCAGTTCAAACACCAAATAGGGCAGCTAGGAATTCAAGAAAACTAGCTTTGTGTAAAAGTGCCAAGAAAAACATCAGACCAACATCAAGCTAATTCTAGACTTGGTGCATTAGGAGAATCATTAGTTCAAACCTTCTTGCTTGAATACGCTGACTTTTGTTATCCAACCCAAGAAAAACATCCTGCTGATTTAATGGTTGAATTTGGTTCAGCTAAATATACAGTGCAAGTAAAAAGCAGAAGAGCAACCAAAGAAAAGAAGTTTATCTTTGCTGCTGAAAATTCAAGGTCAATGTCTGAAACTTACAAACATTACACTTGCGATATTCTAGCTTTTGTTTTCTTTGATGAAGATGAAAAGCGAATCATGTTCAAAGCAAACACATCATCACAAAACTATTTTACTTTTGATAATAAAATTATCACTGAATCTATGGAATTAGATTCTCTAAAAGAAACACTAGACAATCTGAGTTCAGTTCCAGTTCTGAATCCTTTAATTTAATTTCTATATATTTATTTACATATTTGTATATTTATGTATATAATACGTTATGTTAATTAAAAATAAGGAGTTAAATAACATGAAAAAGAAAAAAGTAACACAAAAAATGATTAATGATGCTCATAGAGCTTGGGAGCTTTTAAGCAATGTTGGTCATGAGTGTAGTGTTAGAGGTATAGATATGCCAACTGAGTTACACAATATCTGTCAGTGTTATATGTCAAGAATTATCTTTCGTTTAGAGGAGAAGGCTAATGACTAGATACACACTACAAGTTCAACTACCTAGCTTAGGCTGGGTGGTTGCTATCAAGACTAGCGATATATTTTACATGGCTAAGAAGAGAGCTAGATTAATTGCTCAAGGGCATAAGGTTAAATTAACTAAGGAGAAGAAGTAATGGTTAAATTAGAGTTTACCAAAAGACAAATAGAACTGATGCATGAATGTGCTGAGTATATGTTATGTGACAAGCAAGATAACTTAGCATGGGTAAAGAACAACAAAGAAACTTATGCATTAGAAACTCCAAGAGAAATATCTAATGAAATAAAGGTGATTGAAAATATAATTGAAAAATTACAGGAGAGTAAATAATGAACCTAATGTGCAATACCAAACATGGTGTTATTCAATGGAGATGGAAAGACTCAGGTCAACCATCTCCTGAATACAAATCATTGAATCATCAATGGTGGATTCCTAAGAAGTCTGAGTTTGAATTAGTTACTAAAGTTGATGCTTCTATCAAGCAAGAAATCAAAGACGAGATTTGGGAAGATATGCAATCTGATTTTGAGTATCAGAAAGGCATTTATAAGATTCATAAATTAAATTTAAAGGAGAGTAAAAATGATTGAGAGTCCACAAACTTTAATAATGTTAGCTGTTATGTGCTTAATAATGCACGACAGGAATAACAGAAAATGAATGTAACATTTAATTTAATGGGTGGTGGTGAATTAAATATTCCTGCTAGAGCAATCAGTGGTTTCTACAAAGATGAATTCACTAGTGATGTCATAGTTGAAGTCAATGGTGATGAATACAAAGTCAGAGATTCACTAGATGAAGTTAGATACATTTTAGGATTAGCAAGATGAAAATAGAATCACTTAAAAACTTTGAATCAAAACAAAAGGGTCAGGCTCTTATTTATAAAGACTTACCTAATGAAGACTATCATGCAAGCGTAGGCATCAGTAGTAGTTATGTTAGAAGGTTTGGTCAATCCCAACTTCATGCAGTCAACTATACTTCTGAATCTACTCCAGCACTTAAGTTTGGAACAGCAGCACATTCTTTATTAGTAGAAGGACAAGAAGCATTTGATAAAGAAGTCAGGGTGCTTACAGGTTCTCCATATACCAAAGCATACAAAGAAGAAAAGGCTGAATACGAAGAACAAGGATTCATAGTTCTAAAAGAAGATGAAGCTGAGATTATCAATGGCATGAAGGAGAATATGATATATGAGGGTAATGCTTACTTAAATGCAACTGGCAAGATACCTGAAGCAAGTATCTATTGGTATGAAGATGATGTGCTATGTAAATGCAGACCTGATGTTATGTGTCCGCCTTTAGATAAACCTAACTCAGATAATAAGATAGTTGTTATAGATTATAAAACTACTATATCTTGCGAACCTCATGCTTTTAATTATTCAGTTAAGAAGTATGGCTATGATATGCAAGCTGCTTATTATAGAAGAGGTGTTGAGATGGCAGGATATGAAGTAACTGATTTCTTATTTATAGCCCAAGAGAAAGTACAGCCTTTTGCATCTAAGGTATTTAGAATCACAAAAGAACAAATGGATTATGGCTGGACTATGATGGAGCAATACCTGAATGATTATAAAGAGTATCAAAAGGGTAAACCTCTAAGTATTTACAATAGTCCTAATGTTGTGGATTTGGTGTTGTAATGAACAAGCTATATATAAACAAGAGAGGTAAGTACATTTATTGTTATGAGTACACAAAACAAAATCGTTTAAATAAACAAGGTAAAAATGAAAAAGTGCTTGTAATTAATAACGTAACTCAGATTTTAAAAAAGGGCGAATAGATATATGAGAGTATTTAGATTTATGGAGAGTTTATCTTACGCCCTTGAACTAAGTATAAGGGTTTTTGGAAGGGTAGGTAATAAAGTTTTTGCTTTATTATCAAAATAATATTAATATTAAAAACGGAGAGTCATTATGGACGAAAAAACAAAAAAGGCACTTTGGATTCCTGAAGAATTACATAAGGATATCAAGGTGTTTGCAATCACAAATAATATGAATATCGAATCTGCTACTCAGCTATTGCTAAAGCTAGGCATGGTTTCTTACAAGGAGAATAATCATGGGTCAAAATAGTGCAGCAGTTGAAAAGCGTAGAAAAGAACTAGAACTAGAAAAACTAGATAAGCAAATCAAAACATATTATTTTCAAAAAGGTGCTGGTAAGCATTACAGGGAAGTAACATATATGAGTGGCAAAGTAGTAAGGACTGATTACGATGCTTGAGTGGATATTATATTTTATTGCAGGAGTATTTGGATTAATATTTATAGGTGCATTAATAAGTGTATTAGCATTTATATATGTAATTAGAGAGTTAGATTAATGCAGATATCATTACCTAATAAAAAATATAACATAATTTATGCTGACCCACCTTGGAAGTATAACGACACTAGAAAAGGTGCAGGATTTAAAAATCCAAATGGTGCAGGTGGTGCAGAAAAGCACTATCCAACAATGTCATTAGAAGATATTTGTGCAATACCAATAAAAAATATAGCAGATGAAAACTGTATGCTATTTCTTTGGTGTACTTCTAGTTTATTAGATTATGGTTTTGAGGTTATAAAACATTGGGGTTTTACATATAAGACAATGGGATTTGTTTGGGTAAAAATGACAAAGGATTATAGCAAACCATATTCAGGCATGGGGCATTACACTAATCAAAATGCAGAGTTTTGTTTATTAGCATTAAAGGGTAAATATTGGCGACAGGCAAAAAATGTTAAACAAATTATACAAGAGCCAAGGGATAAACATAGCAAGAAACCATTAGATACAAGACAAAGAATTGAAAATCTTTGTGGTAAATTGCCTAGAATAGAATTATTTGCAAGAGAAAAAGTAGATGGTTGGGACTGTTGGGGTAACGAGGTTTAATATGGTAAATGGTAGAAATAAAGGTGCAGCTTTTGAGAGATTAATAGTCAACAAGCTCAATGCAGTGTTAGAAGAAAAAGGTTTAGAGGAGAGAGTAAAAAGAAACCTAGACCAGTATCAAACAAAAGGTATGGCTGACATTTATTTCAGGAACTTTGCTATTGAATGTAAAAGATATAAGAACAATGGCAAGCAAAACATTTACAAGAACGAATGGTGGCAACAAGCAATAGATAGTGCTGGTGATAACTTGATTCCTATATTGATATACAAGTTTGACAGAAGAAGTATTATGGCTGTAATACCACTATGGCTATTTAATCAATTTGAGAAACCAAACTGGCAGTGTGCATATATGTGTCCATTATCAGATATATGTGACAGATTAGATGAAATCATACAAAGAGCAGATGGATTTAAACAGCTACCTGCTTGAGCAGGACTTTGAAGATTATTGTAGGTTTGCCTATGAGAAGATTCAAAATGCTTGCGAATTTCTCGGAATTATAAATGACGAGGATTATGAAAGTTTTAAGGAAAGGTGTCATACCCAACTTGAAACTGATTATTTAAACAGTATTGAGAAAACAATACATTAACCATAGGAGAGTATATGGATATATTAGGTGGAATGAGTAGTTCCAATGGAGATAGCAAAGACTATTATCTTGCTTTTAAAACAGCAGACCAAAAGTTCTTTGTTAATGGTAAAACGCCAATTGATATTAAATATCTGCAATTAGACCCTGCAACTTTTAAAAGTGGATGGGGACGATATGCAGGAGAATATCAATATCAATGGGATGCTAAGTTTGGAGTTGCAGAACCTAAACCAGCAGACGATTGGAAAAGAGCCTTCAGTTGTGTAGTTATGCCTTACGGACATGACCATGCACTAATTTGGAGTAGATTCACTGTTGCTGAATCAAGAGCTTTTAATACGATATTAACTGGCTTTTGGAATCAAATGGATGTAAACAGTGATTCATTACCTGTTGTTGAATTTGTTGGTTCAAAAGAAATACAAGTTGGCATGGGTAGGTCATCTGAAATAGATTTTAAATTTAGTAAATTTGCACCTAGATTTGCTAACTTTGAAATACCAGCATTTTATGACAACGATGGTGATACAAATGCAGACGATGGATTTAAAAGTCCTAACGATGGTTTATCTGACTTAGTTAATGAGCAGATTAGCAAGAATACTGATTTATTAACAGATGATGATATTCCATTTTGATGCAACAGATAGACTGGCAAAGAATAGCACCTGAAGTTGCACTACAACTACTAGGTGAGCCTAGAACCAAAAGGTCACATGAATGGCGATATGGTAATCATGGTTCACTAGTAGTTAACGTAGATGCTGGAACTTGGTGGGATTTTGAAAACGATTTAGGTGGTGGATTAATTGATTTAATTAAGCACATGAATCAAGATGTCAATTCTATTTTAAAACAGTTTGGTTATGACTTAGCATTACAATCTAATGACTCCTTATTAAGTGGTTTTAACCCCCCTAAAAGCGAAACCACAAGTAATGCTAGGTCATTCTCTCGAGAGCAGATGATTGACCTTTACAAACAAGCTATTGTGAAGGTCAAGTATGCTGATAACTTTATGGTTTTAAGATTTCCTGAAGGGCATCATATAAAACAAAAATACGCACCATTTACCCTTAATCCTGATAGCACTTGGTCTATGAAGCGACCTGAAGGCTCTCTACCTATTTATTACACAAATAAGTACCCTGATAAGGCTATTATTATAAATGAAGGTGAGAAGGCTCTGAGAGGATGTGAGAGCATTTGGGATTATGACAGTGCAACTTGGCATGGTGGGGTCAATGCTTGGAAAAAAGCAGATTGGAGTCCTATATATGGGAGAGACGTAGTTATATTTCCTGACAATGATGAAGCAGGAATTAAGTGTGCAAATGAATTATCTCGATTCTTAAAAGAGAACAAATGCAAGGTTAAGGTTATACAACCACCAGCAGACTTTAATGATAAGGATGATTTATACGATGCATACGAATCAGGTTATTTTAAAAGTTCAAAGGAGTTAGAAGATTATATAGATAGAAACGAAGTAGAACGTCCAAGAGGTTCTCTATATTTCCAAACAGTCAATGAGATAATGGAAAAAATGACTGAGCCTGACTGGTTAGTAGATAGATGTATAGAAAGAGCTACAGTTACAAGTATTTATGGAGCACCTAAGAGTGGTAAGTCATTTATAGCTATTGCTATGGCTTGTTCTATTGCATCAGGTAAAGATTTCTATGGATTTGATACTAAACCTTCTACAGTGCTGTATTTAGCTGGTGAGGGTCATACTGCTGTTGCTAGACGTATTAAAAGTTATGAGCAGTTCTATAGCAGAAGTTTATCTGAAGCACCATTATTGATATCTAATAGAGGTTCAAGAATAGGTGATGATGCTGAATTTGCTATGTTGCAAGAAGTTTGTAGAGATATAGAAAGAGAGCATGGAAATGTAGGCATGATTATTGTTGATACCTTAGCTAGAAACTATGGTCTTAATGAGAACAGCACTGAGGACATGAATAAGTTTATACAGCGTATTGACGAGCTTAAAGAAGAATTCCAAGCATCTATGGTCATAGTGCATCATACAGGTCATGGTTCTAATGGTAGAGCAAGAGGTAGCTCAGTATTACCAGCAGCTCTTGATTATGAATTTAGAGTCGATAGAGATAAGAATAGTGATGACAAGGCTATGCTTGTTACTTTGAAGCAAACATTAGTTAAAGATGGTACGCCTATAGATGATTTATATTTCCAATTCAAAGAACTTACATTGTATGGATATGAAGGTGTTACATCAGGCGTATTGGCATTGACTGATGAAAAACCTAAAACAAGTATTTATACTCCTGCTAGAGTAAAAACAATTGAAGCAATTGAAGAGTATCAAAAAGAAAAGAATCCAAATAATCCTATAGATGTTTGGGTAAAGGTTGGTGTTTTAGCAGCAATTATGGATATAAAAAGACCTACATTATCAGGTAGATTAAAAGATATGCTTGAACTAAATATGATTAATTATGATGAAAGAAAGGGTTATCAAGCAAAAACTTGGGATAATCAGATTTTTGAAGCTAAAGGAGAATATTAATATGGTTTGGTTTTGGTTTGGTTTTGGTTTGGTTTTGGTTTGGTTTTTTAGCCAAATTATCAAAAAGTTGGTTGGTTTGGTTTGTATTTCTAATACAACCAACCCAAACCACTATGTAATTCAAGTATTATGACCAAACCAATAAAAACATATTTAGATGAAACTTTAGAGCAAAAGTTAAAAGAATTAAGAACTTATGAACTTGATACTTATGTTAAGTGGGGTAATCGAAAACGTATCTTTAAAATGGTAGGTGTTAATTTTGAGATTAAGTTTTGTAGAGCAGAACAAATGTTAAAAGAATCTTTGCAAAACGATTCTACTCAAAAGAAACTAAAAATGGTTGAAATGATGATAAGAGCTTTTGAGCAATTAAATATCAAATGTGAAGAAAGTGGATATATACAAATACAACCAAATGCTAGATGTTTTAACTTTGATAATAAGACAGCTTTAATTTGTGATACTGATGCTGATAAACCTGTATTAGAAAAAATACATAAGGATGAAAAAGATATGGTGATATTTAGCGTAGAAGAATTACTAAGATGTTTACCTAAAGATTTTATGCAAGCAAAAGTATTGCTATCTAAATTAGATAAGTCAGTTAATTTCCAAAAGGTAAATTATGTCTAAGTGGCATGGTGGTAAAGGTAGTAAACGTAGACCTGAAG